GTGCGGCCAAGACGAGAAAGAACGGCACAACTGGACACCGAGCCGACCCCGACGAGCTGTCGGAAGCCACGCAGGTCCGCTGGGATGCCTCCGGGGGCACCGCCTACGGCGAGATTGAAGAGGTTGCCACGAGCGGCACGATCAGCGCCGAGCCGGAGGGGCCAACCATGGAGGCCAGCGACGACGAGCCAGCCTACGGCGTGCGGGTCTACGATATCAACTCTGATGGGGAGTGGGAGGAAACCGACACGCTCACCGTCCATCGGGCGGGGGCTTTGACCGTGATTGACGGCTTTCCGGAAGAGCGAGCCCAAAGGGCAGCGCTTCGGGACGGCGGGCAAGAGCACCGGGCGATCATGCAGGGTGCTGAGCTGCGGATGAGCTCCGACGGGGAGCGCACCACGATCCAGTTTATGACCGAGGACGTCGCTCGCGATGGGCTCGTCCTCGATGCCGATGGGCTTGACCTGAGCGCTTACCGGGAAAACCCCGTGGTGCTTTGGCAGCACGGACAGGACCCGCGCCGCGGCGGGCAGCCGATTGCGAAGACCGTTGACATCAGCCGCAACAGCGACGGGTACCTCGCGACCGTCGAGTGGTACGACGACGACTTTAGCCAAGAGATCAAGCGGCAGGTGCAGGAGGGGTACTTGAACGCGGCCTCGATCGGCTGGCGCACCGAGGACCTCGATTGGAACGAGGACCCGCCGCGGGTGGCCGAGAGCGACATGACCGAGTTTTCCATTGTGAGCGTGCCGGCCGACACCGGGGCGCTTGTGGCGGAGCGGAGCGGCGACCTAGACCCGCTGAGTGAGCTCCGAGACGAAATTCATTCGTTACGAAGCGAAATTGAACGCCTTCGTGAGGAGCAATTCTCCACGGAGGCCGGGCAAGAGGCTACGGCCCCGTCACCGCCCGATGCGACCGGCTCTGACGCCACTGGCACAGAGCCTGCCGCCGAGGACCGTGATGCCGCCCAAGACCGCACGCGCCTCGTGCGGCTCTCGGACGTGAAACGCCTCCGGGAGCAGCGGAAGCAGGAGAAGCGGGAGACCATTCGCATTGAACTTAAAAAAGCAATTGGGATGGCATAACCATGGCCGATTCAAACGACACCGACGAGCAGACCCGCGAGGGCTCCGAGCCGGACACAGGCGATGATCCTATCGTGACCGTCGAGACCGCGCGGGAGTTGCTCAACGACGACGACACCGACATGAGCGGCGCCGTGCGCGAGGAGCTGGAAGGGCTCCTGGAGGAGCGCGGCGGCGCCGGCAACGACTCCTCGGGTAGTGACCCGCACCTGAACCCGGATGCCGGCGAGGAGCCAGGCGGCCGCACGCAGGTCATCGGGCCGATTATTGAGCCCTGGAAGGAGCGGGCTGTGCAGTATCTTGATGCCCGCGCCGCGCAATTCGAGGCGCGCCACGGCATCGGCACCACGAGCCGGCAGGAATCCGAGCGCGCGATGCAGGAGGTGCGGCAGGAGGCTGCGCAGATGCCCCGTCGGCAAATGGCCGATGAGCTGCGCTCCGCCGTCGAAACGCTCGACGAGGCGGGCATCTCCGACTCGAAGCGGGCCGCCTACGTCTCCGCGCTTCAGCTCCGGGACGTGCAGGAGCGCCTGCACACGACGTCCACGTCCGACACGCCGTCAGCGGGTTACCTGCTTCCGAAGCCGTTTCTGGCGGAGCTCTTCGTGATCCTCGAGGACTTTGGGCTCGTGCGGCGCCTGTTCCGCACGGTGCCGATGTCGAGCAAGGACATTGACCTGAAGAACGTCCTCGGCAAGGTGGTGGCCTTCTGGACCGACGAGGGCGCCAACATTGAGGCGTCGGACCTCCAGCTCGGCGAGGAAGAGCTGGTCAACAAGGGCCTGAAGGGCATCACGAGTTGGACCCGCGAGCTGGAGGAGGATATGGCAATCAGCTTGCTTCCGGCTGTGCAGGAGCAGTTTGCCGAGTCGATCGCGGAGAAGGAGGACAAGGCTGGACTGCTTGGCGACGGCTCCAGCACCTACGGCGGCTTCACGGGCCTCCTCAACCTGAGCGGGGCGAACACCGTCACGGCCTCGAGTGGCAACACGACCGCGTCTGACGCGGTGACGGAGGACAACCTGCGCGCGATGCGGGACGACCTCTCGCAGGCCCGCAAGCAGAACGCGGTCTTCATCATGTCGGACACGATCCAGTCCCTGGTCGCCAAGATCGAAGACGGGGGCGGCAACCGCATCTTCCACGAGACGATCGAGGGGCAGGAGCCGAACCGCCTGCTCGGCTACCCGATCGAGATCAGCGAAGCGATGCCGGATGCGTCCAGCGTGGGTGCCGGCGAGCCGTTCGTGATCTTTGGCAACCCGCAGCGGGCCCTCTTGGGGCAGCGTCGCGGCCTGACGGCGGACGTCTCCGAAGAGGCGGTGATCCAGGACAGTGCTGGCGACATTGTCTACAACGCCTTTCAGGCCGAGGGCAGCCTGCTTCGCATCAGCGAGCGGGTCGGCTTCAAGGTGCCGCAGGCATGGCAGGACAGCTTCTCTGTTCTCGAAACGGCCGCCAGCTAATCTGAGCGGAGCGTTGTAGCAGGCGCCTACACGCAGCTTGAACTGGTCGGGGCCTTCGCGGGCCCCGGCGGCTTCATTCCCTCAACCACAGGTTTCAGAGACTGCTATGGCAACGTCCACGAAGTACCACTTGATGAGGCGGAACGGGCGGACCGTGGGGAGTACCGAAGACGCCCCGGTCTACTCGTTCGGCCGCGGCGACATCATCGAGGCCCCCTCCACGGAATTTAAGCACCTGCCGAGCGGGGCGACCTCGAAGCACGGGAGCCGCGAGGCGGCCGAAGAGGCCCGCAACGAGCTGGGAAAAGCGTAGGGGGCGGGACCTACAGTACCCGCCCCATGAGCCCCGCCTCGCTTGCCGGCGAGCAGGTGTTCAACAGAGGATAGCGCCGACGATTGCTGATGCCCTACCGTGACATCATCACATTGAGCCGCCTAACGCAGGCCAACACCGGCGAGGTGGTGGCAAGCCTGGACGGCATCGAAGACGAGGCAAAGGCGGTGATCACGGGCGTAAGTAGCCTGCTGCGCCAGCGGCTCGGGCGCGTGCTGATCGTGGAGGCAATCAGCCAACGCGTGGCCCAGCATCACTGGGAAGAAGACGAGACCTCCGATCAGGTGCAGTTTCGCACCTACGCTGACGAGCAGCCGGTTATTCAGGTTGACACTGGGCCGGCCGAAAGGCAGGGGACCACGTACCTGACGGCCGCTCGCCAAATGCGTGGTGAGATTACATACTACGCCGGCTGGCGGCGCCCCGATCAAGTACTTTCCTCGCCGGGGCAGGAGGAAACAAAGCTACCGACGGGCGCGGCGGTGGACATCGACGACCTGACGACTCTGCCCCCGACGCTTCCGGCGATCATCCAGGAGGTTGCAGTCGACATTGCGCTTCACGTCTTGGCGCGCCGAGACCGCAACCTCGGGCAGCGCTCAACGCGAACGGTCGGCGGGCAGCAGCTGGTCGTAGACCGTGCAGAGCCGGGCTTCATCGGGCGCCAGCTCGCGCGCCTCTCGCGTTTCGACCGGTCGCACATTCCCGGGGCCGGCCACGACCGGGAAGCGCTCGTGACGGGAGGCTTTAAAACAGCCTAACATGCAAACCGAACAGTCGCCTTATGGCCGACTCGCTGGAGGACTTATCGGATGAGGTGCGGCAGCTGTTGGACAGGGCTGTCGACGTGGCCGAACAGCTGCTGCGCCAAGACGCGGCGCCCCGCATCGGCGCGATCGCGACGAGCCGCTACATGCGGGATGCTGGAAAGCAAGCCGGCCGCGGGGACGTGACCCTCGGCCCTAACGCAACAGATACGCTTCGCATCGTGAGCGAGCGCCTCGCCCGCTCGCTCACCGGCGCGCGCACAAACCGAGAGGCCCCGCAGTCCATCAATCGCGTCCGGCGGGTCACCGACACGGTGGTGCGTCTGGTAAAAGGCACGACCGTCGACTACGCGGCGGTGCACGAAGAGGGCTTTCAGGGCACCGTTGACGTCCGGCCGCATCGCCGAACGATGACGCAAGGCTTCGGCCCGCAGTCGGCCTACCCGCAAACGGTGAGCGTGACGCGCCACGCCCGGCAGATGGACATTCCCGCCCGCCC